GTTACAGGCCTAATCTTGGGTTTAGGGATGCTTGCTGCGGCCTGGTACACAAGCAGGGATGCCGCTAAGACTTCGCTTACAGAGACTACTGCGGAAGCTGTCTCCAAGGGTGCGGTTACTTTGAAGCAGTTCGACAAAGAAATTGAAAAGCTTACTTTGCTAAGGAAGTTGCGCAGCCAACCTGCAGCGCCTTTCGCAGCACTGAGCGAATCCGTCAACGCCTCGCAGGCAGCACTTGACATAGCCAAGGCTGATCGTGACAAGGTTGCTAAAGCAACCCCAGGTAACACCATACAAGCTAAAATGCAGGCTTCGACGCTCGAAGTTCTTAACGCAAGGATTATCAAATCTGAGCAGGAGCTGACAGACAAACGTATGGCACTTGGCAAAGCGAATGCAAAGATTGCTTTGGAAGAAGCTGAGGACATACGTAAAGCCAAAGAAAAGGCAGACGCAGATATTAAAGCTTTGCAAGGTACACTCACAGGTGGAACCCCTAAAGGGTCTGGCGCAAGCACGCCCAAGTCCGACCTAGAGAAAGAGCAGGACAGGATCAAAAATAAAGCTGAAGCTATTCTGGACACCTCCAGGCGCTACAGCGAAGTTGCTGCACAGGAAGCGGCATCCACCGCGAACCTTACAGCAGTAAGAAGGGCGAGCATTCAGACCTTGTCGGACATTAAGGCTTTGATGGAAGGTAAGACTAAGCCGTCTAAAGACGATGCGGCCATGCTCGCCCAAGCGGCGGCTAACGCCAACAAGGCAATTCTTGACGACGATATTCAGACCCAGCAGAAGATGTACCAGGCGTCTGTTGCGGAGACTAAGAAAGTATTAGACGCTGCTGCCGCCAGCAGTCGTGACTTCTGGCAGAAAGATACGGACGCATCCGAAAAGCTAGCAGCAGTTAACGCCATGAACATTGCTATTAAAAGCATGAGCGACAGGGAAGTGGCGGTCTACAAAGCCCGTGTAGAAGCTGTAGCTGACTACGACAAGGGTTTGCAGAGTCTAACCTCAGAACTTGCTAAGGCAAAGGATTCCTACGACACGCTGTTTGGTAAGGGTGAGTTGATTGCTAACTCTGGTACTCTGACAGACCTTGAGTCTCGTATGGCTAAACTGCGACAGCTAATTCAGGACTACGAAAAAATTGCAGGTAAAAGAGTAGACGACAAGGGTGTTGTTGCAGGTAACGCTTTCGACGCTGCAGCCGCAGCTAAAGCCAATGGTTCTTATGGCGATGCCGCAACGAACGCTATGCGTACCTACATGCGCAATAATGAAGACGTTGCTGCTCAGACTGAAAAAGTGTTCACAACGGCATACGGAAACATGGAAGACGCCTTGGTCAAGTTCGTCACTACGGGTAAGCTGAGCTTTCGCAGTTTGGTAGACTCGGTGATCGAAGGTCTAGTCCGCATGGCAATTCAGTCTGCTAGCTCCAGCCTCTTTGGTTCTATCTTGAGCATCGGCAGTTCCTTGCTTGGTGCTACGAGTGTAGGTGCAGGCAGCAGCCTAGGTGCCGGCAGCAGCATAGTTGCAGCTTCTGGCGGTTACGGACTCAGCAGCGGTGTCAGCTCCGGGATTGGGCTTAGGGCACCAATAGGCTTTGACGTAGGTACAAACTACGTCCCCTATGATATGATGGCTAAGATTCACAAGGGTGAACGTATCGTGCCAGCAGCAAGCAACCCCTACGCGAACCCTTACACCAAGGATTCTGCGGAGGCAGGCCAAACAATCAACGTAACCCAAAACTTCACCGTCGGTGATGTAGCTTCAATCTCCACTGTCCGAGAGGCGGTGGCCAACTCTGAGAAACGTATGGCAGCAATCGTTCAGCGCTCTAAAGTATATGGTGGAGCTTACACATCATGAGCATCATAGCCCTACCAGCAGTGTTTATCCCAAGCACCTGTGTATTTAAAAGTGTGACTAACCAGCGGGTAGCCTCCTCCAACTTTGGAGGAAGTGAGCAAGCAGTGGACATGCTAAACGACAGGTGGACTTGCTCTGCCACAGTTCAGCTTATGTCTTATCAGTCAGGCGCAAAACTGGAGTCCTTCATAGGTGCGTTGCGGGGGCAGACAAACTTTGTAAATCTGCACCACTTCGTGCGGCCTGCACCTTCCGGCACGGCCAGGGGCAGTATGACACTTGAGATTAGTCGTCTGCAGGGTGAGCAGTACCTGCGAATTACGGGTGTGTCCCCTGCAAACGGCACCCTCTTGGAAGGAGACATGCTAGGCTTCAACGGTATGCTAGTGATGGTGCGACAGGATGCTACAGCAATCGGAGGTGTGATAGAGGTAGCACTTGCCCAACGCCTGCGGAAAGCCTGCGCTGCCGGTACATCTGTTATATGGGACAAGCCTTCCGTGCCTTTTCGTCTGATGGATACTTCGGGAGTTAACTACAGCGGCGCAGTTGTAGAAGACTCTTCGTTTACGTTTGGAGAAGCCATATGAAGAACCTGTCGGCACCTACACTGGCTGCGCTTAGCAGCGGCCAGTTGGCTATCGTGCAACTTATTTACTTCGCTTTCTCTACTACACCTGTAGCCCTGAACACCTCAACCTGGGACTTAGACTTTGGCGGAGTCACGTACAAAGGTGCAAGAGGCCTTGGCACAGTTAGCCCCGTCAACGACAAGCCGGGGGAGGTCGAAGGTCTGACGTTTGAGTTGTTTGGGGATGCGGCTTCAGTAGCCCTAGCACTAGACGAGGCAAACCTTGTGCAGGGTACTGTGTGCACTATCCGAACAGCAATCCTAAACTCTGAAACCTACCAAATTTTAGACGCCCCCCTAGAGTGGGTAGGGAGACTTGATATTATGTCTATTTCCGAGGACGGGGAAACATGTGCAATTTCAGTAACTGCAGAGTCTAAGGCGGCAGACCTAATATCAGGAAACTCGTGGCTATACACAGTAGAGGACCAAGCGAGAGTTAACCCTTACGACGGGGCTTTTAAGTACGTTGTTGACCAAGTTGATAAACCTATTATTTGGCCTGCCAAGGCTTTCTACTACCAATGACACGCCGCACTAACTGGGCTACCTACTTTGCAGAGTTCTACAAAGCGCGTAAGAACCTACCTTTTGCATGGGGTACAAACGACTGCACTACTTTCGTGTGTGATGCCTTAATTGCTATCACTGGTACGGACTACGCTCCACCGGAATTGCGTGCAGTGCGAACTGCTAAAGAAGCATTGAGGGCAATTCAGGTTTTATCTGATGGTCAGACACTACATGAGGCAGTTGTCAAAGTTTTAGGCGCTCCAAAATCGCCAGGATTCGCCGCCGTGGGTGATGTTGTTGCATTCCTGACTTTGGGCGAGGTCACTTTGGGCATCTGCAACGGTGATAACATTCTTTGCGTAGCCGCCGAAGGTATAATGACAGTCAGTATGTCAGAAGCCACCCACGTTTGGAAAGTCTAAGATGCCAGCAGCCGTCGTAGTTTGGATAGTAACTAACTATGTTATTGCTATTCAGATAGCTATAGTTATAGTAAGCACAGCCTATAGCATGGACCGTGCGCGTAAAGCTAAGAAAGCGGCCAAGGAGGCGGCTAATGCAGCACAGACTGACAGACTTGTTAATATAACTAGTACCGTGGCTAAGCGAGATGCCGTCTTCGGTCGTGTGCGCAAGTCTGGTGCGGTGTTCTACAAAGCTAGTACAGGAGAGAACAACAAAGACATGTACATGGCCATTGCTTTGGCAGGCCATGAGATTGACGCTGTAGAAGCTATATACCTGAACGACGAACTCGTTACGTTGAACGCCAATGGGGAGGTTACTTCGGAACCTTACAGCATTAGGTCGACTGCTTCCGGTGTAGCCCCTAGCTTTGCTGCAGTTCCCGCAGGGGCCTTTAACGTAAACAAGATTTTTAGAGGCCTCGGAGGAGGTGGTTCTGGGGAGAGTCAAGAAGGTTACGAAGACACGGGCAACTATAGTTACCAGATTTACGAGTACCACAGCAACGTAAAAATCAACATCCACCTCGGTGCCCCCGGTCAGACTGTAGACCCTATGCTCAGGGCGGCTTTCCCCGACGCGTGGGGAGACAACCATGTTGTGCAGGGTGTGGCGTACCTTGTAGCTAAGTTGACCTTTAACGAGACTTCGTTCCCGTCAGGCCTGCCAGCCATCTCTGCAGTAGTTCGCGGAGCAAAGCTATATGACCCGCGAGATGGCCAGACACGCTGGTCAGAAAATCCCGCACTGATGATGCGGTGGCTGTACACAAGCTCTTTCTTTGGTAAGGCTGCGGTAACTGCCGAAGAAGACGCGCGTATCTCTACGGCTGCGAATAACTGTGACATTCCTACGCAGTGGGTTGTGGGTTTTGCTTCGCATGTAACCCACCCTATGTTCAGGGCCTCCCTGGTTCAGCCTTATGGGGGAGCCTGTGACGAGGCCTTCACGGAACTTGCTACAGCTATGGCCGGTAGCTGGGCTTTCGCTGGCGGTAGCTTATTCGTTCGTGCAGGCGTTTACACCAACCCTGTAATGAACCTGACAGAGGCAGACCTTGAAGTTGTCAACCGTTCAGTCCCTTCCGCTACGCAGACACCTATTAAGATAGGTGTACATCGTGCAAGGGCTCAGCAATTTAACACTGCCAAGGTAGTCATCTGGGACCAGGGGCAGGACTCTAAGCAGGTTTCGCTGACCCCCCTAGTAGGTGCAGACCTCATCACCCGTGACGGGGCAGAACTTGTGCAGGACTTCCAGTTCTCTGCGATTGGTTACGCTCCGCAGGCTCTGCACGTAGCCGGTATTCTCATGCGAGATGCCCGCGACCCGCTGACGGTAGAAATTCCGTTTAAGTTGAGCGCCTACAAGCTTGAGTTGTTCGATAACGTTTCACTGACACTCGCTCGTTATGGGTGGGTTGACAAGGTGTTTACGGTGCAGGGTAGAACCTGGACAACAGAAGGTACTATTCTTCTGACTCTGAAAGAGACTTCTGCGGCCATTTTTTCTCAAGACGCCAGCTTCCTTCCGCAAGGTTACGCAATTAACACCAACCTGCCGAAACCCTGGTTGGTCGCTCCTGTGGGAGCTCTAACCATTGCAAGCGGTACAGCAGAGTTGCTCAAGCAGTCTGATGGTACAGTGGTCAGTCGTATGCGCGTCTCGTGGCCTCAGTCTGCTGACGGTGCAGTTCTGCAGGGGGGTCGCATTGAGGTGCAGTACCGCCTATCTACCAGCTCGGCGGAATGGACGCAGCTAGTTGTGTCTGGTTCTGACACAACAGTTGTAACTGCTGAAGTAACTGACAACGCTTTCTACATTATTCGTGCCCGTGCCCGCACAAGTACGGGTGTGAGCGATTGGAATACTCAGGTGCAGGCCCAGGTAATCGGCAAAACCGCACCCCCTTCAAACGTCAGCAACGTAAGCTACACCTTTGAGCCTGTAGGCGTGCGTATTAGTTGGACACCAATCCCTGACGCGGACCTGTCAGTTTATGAATTGCGCACTAACGGTAGCTCATGGGAAACCTCCACCAAGATAGGCCAATCTGTCAGCTCTAACTATCTGTGGAACCTCCAGATCACGGGCGCCAGGATTGTTCGTATTAAGGCTATCGACACCTCTGTCAACTACAGTGCTACAGAAGCAATCGCCACTATCCAGATTGGCGGACCCGTGGCTACGGTAGGCTTCTCTACGCTCGTAGGAACAGACCTTGTTCTTACGTGGCAAACACCGTACAGCGAGTTCCTTGTAGACCTCTACGAAATTCGCAGGGGAGCAACCTATGCTACGTCTACTTTTGTAGACAGTACCAAGGCTCTGGGGTTCCGAATCAAGGCTGACTTCGGTGGTAGCCAGAACTGGTACATCACAGGTATTGACGCAGCAGGTAACGCTGGGGAACCTGCCACAGTGCTAGTTAGCATTAGCGTGCCTGACTCTGTGGCACCTGCGAGGTCTGAAGTTATTGACAACAATGCTCTGCTCTACTGGACTGCACCTACGATTGACGCTAACCAGCTGCCTATCGACCGTTATGAGGGTCGTCGTGGTGTGTCCTGGGCGCTAGGTTTTCCTGTAGTATCTAACGGTAACAGTACGTTTACGGCAATCTTTGAGCAAACTGCAGGAACTTACGTCTACTGGATTAGCGCAGTAGACAGCGCTAACAACTACGGCCCTGCGGTGAACATCCAGGCACTGATTAACCAACCTCCAGACTACATCCTGCAGGACGACTACAATACCAACTTCCCGGGCACGTGGGTTAACTTCTACCAAGACAGTCCAAATAACTGGATTGGCCCTGTAAACTTAAACCAGACCTGGGCTTCTCACTACTCTGACAATGGTTTTGGCACTGCTGCCGATCAGACTGCTGCAGGTTACCCCCTGTACCCAGAGCCGGGACTCGCTACCGGTTCTTACGAGGAAGTAATTGACTACGAGGCAGTCATACCTTCTACAACAGTAGCAGTTAGCCTAATGTCACAAAACCTTGACGGTGAGGTTACGGCAATCTGCAGCATTAGCTACAAGACAAACCTTGGCGATGCTTGGGTTGACTTGCCAGCAGGGATTAGCAATGCAGTTATGCCTGCATTTAGGTATCTGAAAGTACGGTTCAACTTTACCTGCACTGCTGGCGCAAACCTTGCTTCTGTTACCGGCATCAACGTCAAGCTCAGTATCAAGCTCCGCAACGATTCTGGCGAAGGTGTCGCTGCTGTGGGCGGTACTGTGGTGTACTTTAAGTACGCATTCTTAGACGCCGACACACCTATTGTGCAACCCCTTGGCAGTACACCAAAAATCCCAGCCGAGCGCCTACAGCTGCGTTGCCAGGACTGCGCAACTGCAGCAAACCGCCTCCACCCCCTACACCGTAAGACGTGAGAGTTGTGCCTGTAATGGTGTTCTCTGCCAAGATGTTGCCGAACGGTAGCAACCCCCAGGAAGTGCCGTTGTACTCCTCCCAGGCTTTTGACGACCTGTTGTAACGCTTGGCGTAAGTAGGCACTGCACCAGTAAAACTTGACTGCAC